AATAATATAGATAGCATCTAATCCACTTACTGAATCTTTACATGCTTCTAATCTTCCATTTGCTATATCACAGCTCATATCTTTTTATTTTATAATGTTAAACAAAAAAGGGTGGCGTATATTTCACCACCCTCGCTTATAGTTTAGTTTGATTAGTTAGCTGAATTTACAATTCCGTAAGTAACCAAGTCAGATGCAAAACCGTATTTAGCATCAGCCGTAAACCTGAGAATTACTCTGACATTCTGAGATCCGTCGATGTCACCCATGTCGATAACTTTAACTTCGTTCATGTCATTCATCAAACCAGTTGCAAAGAACAAGTTTGAAGTTTGAGAAAGCAAAGCAGTGTTTGAAGCAAGTCCGTTAGCTAAGAAAATTTTAACTCCGTCAAAATACAAGTCATTCAATACTTGGTTAGTTCCTTTGTTTTCGTAACCGTTAGCACCTACACCAGCAGCAGCAAAACCACCCAATGCACGAACGTAAGCTCTATAAATGTTGTTAGAAACATAAAGAACTAAATCCTCTTTTCCGTACAATGCAGCAGGAAGTGCGTCAATGATTGAACCTAATTGTGCAATAACGTTTGAAGCATCAACAGTAGTACCCGCAATTTCTTGTGCAGCAGGTAAAGAAGCATCAGTAGTTAATTGTGTCATGATACCAGCAAATTGTCCAGCTGTTGCGTTAACACCTCTCCAAATTGAAGTCTCCATTCCAGCAGCAACTTTCTCAGCAGCGTGTGCAATTAAGAAATCAGCGAATGATTTAGGCAATACATCGAACGCAGAATAACCCATTTGGATAGCATCCCAATCAGCTCTAAAGTCAGACTTACATAATTGTAGGTTAACTTGGAATGATTCAGGTTGAAGAACTCGTTCTGTTAAAGTTACAGTTGACGTAGGGTCAAAGTCGCAAGTAGCATTTTTGATGATGTCATCAGTAGCTACTCTTTTGATAACTTGTTTGTATTTAACGTTAGGCATGATAGTAATTCCGCCTTTTTCTAAAGTTGGAGCTGACAATAAAGCAGCTGCAATATACTTACCTGCGAACTCGCCAGCGTAAGTAGTTGTAATTGATTGTGTTGTACTCATTTTATTTTAATTTTTTAAATTATTTATACTACTGTTAATGTAATTGCTCCAGCAGCAGTTCCCAATCCGAAAACATACCAGTTAGAACCGTCACCATGTAATTCTACGAAGTCACCGATTGTGTCAGCTGAAGCTGAAAATGTAATCGTGTTTTCGTCTGCTCCCGGTACGTTAACGCTATTCACGATAACACCACCTTGAATTTTGTTTGAAGCCGCTTTAATAGTCCATGCAGTCGTTGCAAATAACGCACCTACGACAAACTTATAAGATTGACCAGCTCCATCAGCAACAGCAGGAAGTGTAATTTGCGCTCCTGCAGCAGCGTTAAGAATAAATACTTTACCGCTATCCTCAGCAGTTAAAGTTGTTGCACCTGTCAATGTTTCAACTACGCCTACTTGACGTAAAGAATCATTCGAAATGCTTGTGAATGTTGTACTCATTTTTTTTTGTTTTTTAAATTATTACTTATTTATTTTGTTCATTACTGAATCCATAATTGTGCGAGGTCTTTTTGAAGCTATTTTAACAACCTCAACTTTGTTTTCGTTTTCAGGATTGAAAGAAATTGGCTTAACTTCCTCTTCGATAGCTAACTCAACTTCCGTTTCTTTAACCTCTTTTAATTTGCTTAGTTCAGCTTTTAAAGTTTCGTTCTCTTCTTTTAGTTTTTCAATTTCAGAAAAGAAAGTTTCTTTAACTACTGATTCGATAGTTTTCTTAGCAGTTGGTTTTGAAGTTTCCATTTCTTCCTTTTTCTCGCTTTCAACTTCAACCTCAACCTCAGGCTCTTCAACTTCCATTTCTTTTTCTTTAACTTCGGAAATAACACCCTCTTCAACAACGATCAACATACGTCCGTCTTCGAACTCATACTCACCTACTGGCAAAGGAATTTTTTGTTCGTCTTCCGTTACGATAAATACTTCGTTACCTGCTTCGAATGAGTCTGCTTCTAAGATAGTTACTCCATCCATTAATTTCATTTGCTCAAGTTTTACTTCCATTCCGAGCAAAGTTTTGATTTGGTTTATTAGGCTATTTTTCATTTTTGTTTATCCTTTTATTTGTTGAACATTTACTTGTTTTACTGCTGAAATACCATCATTTAATGATTTTGCTCGTGTAGACAGCATATCAAACATTTTTTGAGATTCAGGACTAATTGGTAGACCTAAATCCTTAGTATTTGTGATTAATGTATTTACTAATCTTAATGCAGTACTGTTTTCAGTTTGTGCTTTTATTAAAGATTCAACCGCTTCTTTTGCTTTTGCATTAATTATATTTACTTTTTGATTTGCTGCTACCCATGCTTTTTCAGAAGCCGTAACCATTTTTTGAGCATCTTGAAGCAACCCTAAATTAACTTCATGCGAAGCCAACTTAGTTTCTTCTTTAAAGAGTTTTCCGTAAACTGTTTTTAGTGTATTCATAACTTATTAACTTTTAAATTTATACTTGTTCCTTTTTTATCCGTTTTGACGTACTATCGTGCGTACTCCGTCTATTTCTGTAATCGTTACATTTTGTGGCGTTACACTCGCTGTTTTGCCTATGCCTTGCGCTTGTAAACTTCCGTCGCAACAATCTTTGTGGTATTTTCCGTCTTTACATAAACAACCTCTTTTGCCACCACGTGGACTTACTTTGCTTAGTGTTTTTTCTGCCATGTTATTTGTTTCTAATTTGTTCTAACTTTCTTTGCGCCCATTCAACTCCAGCATCACCACCCCATGCAAGCCACATTAAACGTCCGCAACCGTCACCTAACTCCTTTTGTGAACTTTGTCTATGTCGCTCAAAACTTGCCATTCGTGAAATTGTATCTTCGCTGATATTCTCACCGTTTGCTAATTGGTTTGCTCTTGCTTTTCCTACAGGCGTACCACAATCACCCCAACCGTTTTCTTCAGCATAACGTAAAGCTATCTTTGCATTCTCACTTGCTTCTTTTGGGTAGTCGTTATAAGTTTCTAAATTGTATTGTTCGTCTTTTAGTATCAAATCACGAATAGCATTAATCAATCTATCTTCTTCAGTTTCTTGTAAACTCATTTCGTATTTATCTACAAAATAACCCTCGATAGAAAATCCTTTTACTTCACCTGCTTTTACCTTGTTCCAAATTTCATCGTTGTTTACTTTCATTGAAATCATCCAAGTTCCTTTTGGTAAATTGAATCCGTATTTCGCTGACTTATCTTGTTTTTCATCTTCAATTATCCAGCTTTCAACAACTGACATTCCGTCTAACATTTTCTTTTCATGTTCTAAGGTTGCATTGTTTTGGTTGGCTCTCATTAAAAATAACTCCGATGCTTTGCGTACTGTTTCTTCACTGAAATAAATGTAGAACTCTTTGTCTCCGTTTTTACGATAAATCTGTTTGTTAGGAACTAAAGCCGCACCCATTAAGATACGTTTTTCACCGTCAACTTCTTTTAATTCTACTTCGTGTTTTTTTAAGGCTACAAAATTCTCTTCGATCGCTGGACTTTCAACAACTGAAACCGCATTGATACCGCTCTCGATTTTATTCTCATCAATAAGCAGTTCTATAATTTCCATCTTTGCCATAACTATCTAACTTATAATGTTGCGTTTTGTACTCTATTTCTATCTAATGACTGAGCCGAAGTAACCTCACCACTGACTACATACGCCTTAGTAGGTTGTTGCTGTAACGTTGCTAATTGATTTACGCCACTTGTTCCGATAGTTTGAAATTGAGGAGCTTGTACTTGACCGCCACCACCTCCACCAGCAGGCGCACCACCACCGCCACCACCTTGCGAACCGCCCTCAAATTTTTGTGATGAAATTTTAGCTACGTTTACTAAACCTGCTGCAACTGCTAAACCTGCAGCGATACCACCACGAACTGGAGAAGAAGGGTCAGGAATAGGTAAGAATTGCGAGGCATAAGCACCCGTAGCACTTTGGTAAGTATTGATTAAAGCACTTGCAACTTGAGCAGACTTTTGAACTTGGAATGCGCGTTTAGCTTGTTTCTCCGATTTCTTACCGAATAATTCTGTAATACTTGAAACTATTTCTAAACCTTGTTGAATTGACTTAACTTTAAATGAGTTCGCGTTTTCGTCTATTTTTTGAGCTCTTACCGCTTGCGCTTCTAATATTTGCGTTTTTAATAATGCTGCGTTTTTTTCGGCTTCAACTTCAGCGTTTAAACTGCCTTGTAAATTTTCTAATTTAGTATTGCTTAAAACTTTTAATTTATCAATTTTAACAGTTTCTAATTTTATAACTTCTTTGTTGTCATCTGCAATAGCTTGCCTTACTTTCTCGGCGTTGTCCTGTTGAGCTATAAGTAATTGATTTCCTTTTAAATTTTCTAAGGCTAAACGGTCAGAAAGTAATTTTTCTAATCTTTCTTTATCTGTTTGGTCTTTTCGTATTTCAAGTTCAATTAACGCGTCTAATTCAGTTTTTTTTGTGTTTATAGTATCTTGAGCGCCTTGCTTGTTTATTTCTTTAAGCGATAATTGTAAACCTGCTCTTTGGTTTATTAATCCGTCTATTTGTTTCTGTAGTTCGTCCTGAGTTTCTTTATTTTCCTTTTTTAAATCTTCTACATTAAATATTGAACCAGCTACAAATGAACTTGCTTTATCTTCTAAGCCTTCAATAGCTTTGTTTAAATCGAATGAAACTAACTTCCCTAACCCTAATGCTTCACTAACTTTATTTGCGCCTTGTATAGCTAAGTCAATAGGCTTTAACATTAACTTAGGAAGGAATAAACCAGCGTCCAAAATAAAATCTACAATTGCTTTTGTAGTGTTATAATTTTTAATCGCTGCTGCTTCTTCTGCTTTGCTCGTCTTTTTGACGTTTTCAAGTTCTATAATTCCTAATTGAATTGCTGCGTCTATTTTCTTAATCTTTAAGTTTAAGATTTCTTTTTCGCTTTTGCCTTGTAGCTTTAAAACATTATCCTGAGAATCTAAAGTGTCAAGTTCTTTTTTAGAAGTTTCAAAATTCTCATGCGAAAGTTTATTCAAGTTGGCTTGTTCCGCACTTACACCGCTTACAGCCTCTTTAATATCATCCCAATAAGCTACGATCGTCCCTAATGCAACTAAAAATAAACCTATACCCGTTGCAGCTAAAGCTCCTTTAATTCCTTTTAAGGCATTCATAGCAACAGTGCCTAAGTTTTTAAACGCTCGTCCTGCATCCTCTAAGCCCTCAAGTCCTTGCGCTAAAGCCATTGCACTTTGAACACGTAACATTGTTTCTTGTAGCTTTTCACTTTCAACACCCAATAAACCCAAGCCACCTTCAACAGCACTAAAACCACTTGCTACTGAACTCATTGCCTTTCCCATAGCAATAAAAGCTCCCTCACCTTTATAAGATTGAAGTAAGTCGTTTGTGTCTTCTATTTGGTCTTTTAAACCTGCTGCTTTCTTTGCTGCTTCAACAGCTTGAGTAGAAGTTTCACCGTATGCAGCCGCAACCTTTTGTAATTCAACAACAGCTTCTTTGTATTGTTGTTTAAGGGTTTTACTGTTATCCTGAATCTCTAACTCAATTGTTCTTTTTTCTGCCATCGTGCTTTCTTTTCTGCTGTTTATAAATCTTTTTTAGGTTCGAAGTGTATTCGTGTTTTCCTTTAGCTATGTCGACAATTTCACTTACATTAAAGAAATCGTCGGTTTTTAAAAGTTCTAATATCTGTAATATCATTGTTGTACTATTATTGTAGCTATCGCGCTTATATTCCCATTAATATCAGTATATGTAGCTACTATTGTTATAACTTGAACGGAGCTTTCTTCAGTAATTAGATTTAAACCAGTTTCTGTAATTATTGGGTCTGTATTTTCGGCTAATATTTTTGATGTTGTATTCGTATTTGCGGGAATACAAACCTCCACTATCTGATTTTTATAAATCGTACTTGGAGTTATTGTAACACCCGAGAAAGAACTTGTTATTGTAGCACTTGCAGTTCCATTTGGAAAAGGAATATTAACTTTTAAACATTGA